ATAAGTATCACTATCTATACTATTTTTCCAATCATAATCTCCTAAGTTACTATCATCACTAATAACTACAGGTTGCTTCATGTTATTTATATTTTTTAAGTTTAAATATCCAAAATCATCATATAATGTATAAGTTCTTTTATTATTCATTAGGGTTTTTTCTAAAGAACTATATATTATATCTAGTAATTTTTTATCATCTTCTAATAACTGTGGTATGACATATCCTGTATCTTCTATAGTTCCTACTCTCAATCCTATATCTTTAGCAATTTGCATTAAAATTTGACTTGCTTTTTTATTTTTAAACACATAAGTATCATTAAATAAAAGATATCGTAATTGATCATAAGCAGTTACTTTTGTAATTGGATTTTTACTTCCTCCATTTTCAAATGCATATCCATAAAACACTGGATTACCATCTACTTTAAAACTTATTACATCACCATTATTTATAGTAATTTGCTTATCTTTTAATATTTCAAAATCCAAACTAGAGGGTTTATCTTTTCTTTTAGTTTTCCAAGTAACTTCGTTTGTTAATTCAGATATATCAAATACATTCCCATCTTTATTATCCAGTAACAATTGTATATTCAACCTATCACCACCTATGGAAGCCTTAAAACTTGTCCTGTATATATTAAATTAGGATTCTTAATTTTGTCTTTATTTAGATTATAAATTTGTGGCCACTTATTACCATCACCTAAATATCTTTTAGCTATATGCCACAACGTATCATTACCGCTAACTGTGTGTGTTTTAGGTTTATTAGTATTACTTGGTCTTGTAGCCTTGGAATTTGCTATTACTTTTTTCACAGATTGATTAGCTGCTGCAGTTTTTGGTGTTACTATAACTACTTTTTTAGCAGCATAGTTTTTATATCTTTTTAGTTCTATAGAATAATGTATATCTCCAACTTCCCCACCTTCTTCGCTAGGTTTAAAACTTTCTATAGTAAATAGATCATTTATCTCTAAAGGGCTACCAGTAAAGATGAATCTTATCTTTTGTTTTTTATCTCTCCATTCTCTAATTTTTGCAATATAAAAGCTCGGAGAGAATAATTGCTCCGAGCTTACATATGGCCCTTTATTTAATGGAAAGAAACTTTCAAAACTTATTTCAGTTAACTTCGGTAAATTTATTGTATTAATTTCACCTAAATTAATTATATCGTATGTTTTATTATTTCCATCTTCATCAAATTCAATTTTCTCTGGTAATACTGGGAGTATAAATCCTTCTTCACCATCATTAATTCCTAAATATATTTTATACATTAAGCATATACCCCCTCGGCGCTGTTAACTAATTCATTTTCCATGTAATTCTCTATTTTAGATATTATTTTATTTATGTCCGCTTCCTCCTTAATATCACCAGTAGTAACCTGTACTGTTGGGGTTAAAGTTACAAAGTTTTGTATACTTTCCATTTCTGCTAAATCCCTCATCATTTCTAGATGTTCATTAGAAATGTCTATTTTATCATCTATATTTTTAAGGTGATTGTTAGCATCTTTCAATCCTTTATTTCCACTTGGGGATTTACTACCTTTATTTTTACCATCATCTCCTGCAGTTCCTAATGTTCCTGGTCCTTGTGCTTTATTCCATGCTGCCATATCTGGCATTTTACCCATGTCTGGAATATTACCCTTATTAAATATATTTCCTAAATCAAATTTATCACCTATGTTTTTACCCACGCCATACCCTGAATCATATGCCTTACCATATTCAAACCTATCTAGATGCATTGCAGAAGAATCCATCTTTTGAAATTGAATTTTAGGTTTACCAACTAATTTATCAACAGCACCTTGAAGTCCACTTTGCCAATTACCTACTGCATTGGCAAGGTTCGAGCCGAATATCGTATCTATAGCGGAGGCTATACTTTTAAGTATCCCTAAAACTTCATCTGCCATTGCTGCAAATAGCCTAATTATAGAACCTATAGGATCATTAAATACATTAGCGAAGAACTCCGCAAATGCAGCAAAATGATTATAAAACAAAGCTATAATATCAACAACTAAATTATAAAATGCTACAAATAAATTTCCTATAAAAGCAAGTGCTACCATAAATGATCCTGCAATAACTCCAGTTGCTGAAATACTTGTACCCGCTAAATGATTCACACCTGCTACAGCTGCGTAAAATAAAGCTATTAATATAATTATTGCAATAATAATCCAAGTAATAGGACATACCGCTAATGCTGCATTTAATCCCTCTTGTGCAAATGTTAAAGCAATTACAGCCGCTGTTTCTGCCCAAGATGCAATAGTATGTCCAATTTTAGCTCCAATATCCATTATAGTTGTTAACCATGCAATTCCCATTGTTGCATTATAAGCTATCATTGCAGCTACAATTCCCCAAACAATAGGACTAATTATGCTCCAATTATCACTAACCGCTTGACCTAGCCATGTAACAATGTCTATAGCATCCATTATTAAATTCACAATTATATCCAAACCTACACTTATGCCATTAAAAAAACCTTCAAAACTTCCATTTTTAAATCCTTCATTTATTCTGCTAAGCAAAGGTTTTAAAACTTCTAACGCAGTTTCACTCGCCTGTGCAAACGCAGTCTCTATGTTTGATTTAAGGTTATTAAGTTGAGCTATCGCAGATTGATTAAATTCTTCCAAAGCTTTATCACTAGCACCTTTTTTAGCTAATAATTCATCAAACTTGCTTATAAACTCATCCATACTTTTAGATGACTTTAATATTTCTGCATCAGCTTTACCAAATCCAAATCTAGATTTTAAAGACATAAAGTCTCCTCCTAAAGCTTCTTTTAGCGCAAATCCTGCACCCTCTAAGCCTTGGGTTGGATCCAAAAATGCTAATTTTTCAGCCGTTTTATTTAAATCCATGAGTTTGTCTGTATTCTTTGTAAATTGAATAAAGCTTCTAGTTATAGTATTAAATTCTTTTAATCCATATACACTTTCATTAGCATATTTATTAAGATTCCCAAAAAAAGCTTTACCTACATCTTTATTACCTAACATACCACTTATAGTAATTAATTGTTGTTCTAACCTTGCTCCTCCACCTATGGTTAAGTCTAATCCTTTTTTAGCAGTTTGAAATCCTAAATAAGCACCTACTAAATTTTTTACTTTGCTTGTTAACCCATTTGCTTCGCTAGATCCTCTATTAAAAGAATCATTTAATCTATTTTGATTGTTTTGAGCTCTATCTTGCTCATTAACTAATTCTTGTAATCCGGCAGAAGCTCTTTGAATTGCTCCTCTTGCAGTATTTAAAGTATTTGTTATTCTTACATCTCTGTTCGCTGAATTGTTTAAATCATCCATAGCACTTATTGTTAGATTTAAAGCCTGTGTAACTTGCTGTAATGGTTTCGTCATTTGGTCAAACATTTTAAGAGCCGTTGATACTGTTGCCATCTTTACCTCCTTTCTAGCATAATAAAAGCACCCACATTAAAGTAAGTGCTTTTTTCTTTATTTATTTAATAGTTTATTTTTTTCTGAGGTAAATTCCTCTTGTGTTAATATTCCTTCATCTAATAATCCCTTTAATTTTATTAATTCGTCTGCCACAGATGTTTTGGTATTTATATTTTCATCACTAGTCTTCTGAGTAATTATAGACAACATTGAAAGTATTTCTTGAGCTGAAGAATATGCTGTTTTGTATATAAATGAGTTGGCCTTTGTTGGTGTCTTTATTAAATCTATGTAAACACTTGGATTACTAGTATCATTAACAGTTATTTTAATTCTTAAATTATTAATCACAGATTTAGTTTTCTTTTTACCAGTTACTCCACCAACAACTGCCCCAACTCCTCCTAATAACACACCACCAGCAACTGCTCTTCCAAGCCCACCTTTTGTTATACTATCACCATCCTGTAAAAGTTCATATTCTACAATATCACCAAAAGCATGTATTCTAGGATTAACTTTCTTACCTCCAAATCCATCTGGTATAAGCCATAATCCTTTTTGTTCATCAAATTCTATATAAGGTCCTATTTTTTTAGTAGTTGTAAAGTCAGCTACTAATTTTTTGTTATTTTTATTCTTTTCCATTTCAATTAATATTGCTTCTTTTGTTGTATTTTTATTTATTTTTACTTGAAAATTAATACTACACAAATGTAAACACTGTTTACAAATAAATCCGCTAGATATTTTCTTTTTTCCTTCTTCATTACCACAAATACAACAGTTTTCTTTGCTTTTAAAAAATAATCCCATGTTAGCATCCCCCTTATTAAATCATTTTAATAATAGCAAATAATGGGGGTTGTTTCAATATTATCTTTTTCTTTTAGCTTTATCAGCTTGTTTTTTTTCATTTTCTATATGCAAATCAATACTAGCGTATATAAAAGCTTTTTCCCTTCTATCTATTGGATATAGTGGAGATTTACCAGCTAATACTCCTGGCCTAATCTTTAATCTGTGGAGGGCATAGTGGGCATAATTAGCTTCACCATCCCCTCCCTTGATTAGTTTTTTGCTTCTTCTACTAACTCCTGTATACCTTTATCGTATCCATTTATTTCTATAACAGTGCTTGACCAGTCTGCATACTCACCATCAGTCATTCTTGACTTCATTGCATTTAAAAGCTCCTCTGCGCCCATTACTCCCCAAGCCTTTTGTAGTTCTGAATTTTTTAAATCCGGATGTATCGTAGTTTCTATTATTTGATTACTTACAAACTTATCCTGGTCAGTTTCAATCATTTTTTGACCCTTAACTAATTTTACCTTTTTGCATTTCTTTCTAAGTTCGTCACCTTTATCAGCACTTATCGGTTTAAATTTCATTTTCTTCTTTTTGCCACCTATAGTTATTTCTCTTTCTATTTCTTCTACTTCCTCAAAACTATCCATTAAAAAATCTTCAAAATTATTCATTATATACTCCTCCTATTAACCTAATACTGGCTTTCCAAATTTATCTAATAAGTCCACATCATCAAACGTGAATCCCATATCTTCTTCAAGTACCTCGGATTCTACATCAAACATTGCCATGGAAACTTCATCTAAATTACAATCTTTTAAAACTGTAGTTTGTTTCCCTATGCTACTTGTTGGATCTTCATTTGTAACACTCACATCAAAATATGTGTCCACTCCAGTTTTCATATACTTAATCATTAATTCTCTAAATAGAGAAGTCACATAATATACTGTCAATGTACCAGAACCGCTCCAGCCAGCTGCTTTATGTTGTTCTCCTCTTTTTCCTAAAGTTTTTACTTCTGTTTTTTTCTTTTCTACTTTTGATTCTAATTTTTTAGCATAGAATAGTTCTTCATTTCTACCATCTACCGTTAAGAATGCTCTAGCTTCTTGTCCACTTATTGTATCTCCTGCTTTAAGAAATCCCATTTACTATTCCACCTCCACATCCATGTATAGTTTTTCCATAGCATCTATTGGTTGTACCCCCATTCTAGCTACTACAGAATCTTTATCTTGTCCTCTTTTAATTTCAACATCCTCTGGTACAACATTTTCAAGTGCTCCAATTCCCTGTAATTTTTCTAAAAACTTAATTACATCCTTTTTATATAAGTTTCTTCCATCTTCGCCATTATCACCTTTACCGATATAGCTAGTTTCCCATAATAACCTAGTGCCATTATTTACTTCAAAAAGTGTACGAACCACTCTATTTTTTCTATAATCTTTTCCCTTATCTTCTGTAAAAGATTTAAATGTGTTAACATCCTGTTCTATTACTACTCTTCTATTACTAATAGTAAAGACTATTTCTCCGTTTAATAAAGCTTCTTCTATTTCCCTGTTGGTGTATTTAGTATCTACATCAATAGCTCCTGGATATTCCAGGTAAGTGTTTGATTGATTTACATTTGCTCCAGCAGTAGCTCCGGTTACAAATGCAATTGCTTGATTGGATTTTATTACTGTATTATCACTTAAAATTACACCATTCTTTACGCTAATAACATTTTCAGTATCAGCTTCTGGATAATTTTCTAATACTACTTGCACCTGCCTACCATCTTCTTTAAGTCTTTTTATAAATGTAGTTGCTACTGCCTTGATAACAGGATCCTTGGTTGGAATACCCACAGCATGAAATTCATAAGGTTCAATAGTTGCCAAATAATCTGTATAACCTTGGTTAGTAACACTACCATCGGATCCGCCTTTAAGCGGTAACCCAGCAGTAGTTTTTAATTCCCCAGTGCCTTTGAAATCAACATAATCATTAGGCTTCAAATCTTCTATATTTTTAACTAATTGCTTATCCACCTTATTTCCTTCAAATATAGTAATAACTTCAAAACTTTCTGTAAAATCTATACTGTTTTGAATCACTACAGTAATATTATTTCCTTTCGTTCCAGTGCATTTAGCATTTATAGTTAATCCTTCTAATGCAGCAGTAGCCTTAGTTCCTTCATTAAGTCTATACAATAAAAGTATCTTAGCTTTCTTTAATACTTCTCTAATAAGCAATGCACTTTCATCAGCTATATTTATACCTAGTACTTTAGATAAATCATCATCAGCATGTATAGTAATAATTTCTTTTTCAGGTCCCCATGGTAATTCCAATGGTAGACTTGCAATTCCTCTTTCACCTATTGGTGTTTGACCGTTTTTCTTTGACTTAAAATTTATATAAGCCCCTGGTCTAATTTTGTTTTGTCTTTCCCAAGTTCCACCAGCCATACTATTTCACCTCTTTCTTATTAAAGTCTTCTAAGAGTTTATTTACTTCTTTTAAGCTATACTGTTCATCTTTTAATAAAGCTTTAAGTATATCTATTTCTATTACTGTAAACTGTTTTGAATTTACTATTTGTTCTTTGGTAAATTTAATTTCCTGTTCTTTATCTGCCATTTAAATATACCTCCTGTTTCAATTTATTCATTTTAGGAGCTTCTTCAATCTCTTTTAAAACATGATAATTAAATTGCAACATGAAGTGTAAAACTCCATCTATAACCTCATGTGTCATTTCATTAGCCCTATACAAACTATTATTTGTTTTTATATATTCAAGCA